CGAAATACTTGGTCGAAGGGGATAGCTCTTGCCTAGGGGGAGAAGATTTTGGTCTCCTCCGAAAGTATTTTTCCGTGAGATACTTTGTTCAGGTTGGTAGTCTTACCTTCAATGTATTGGCACCCAATGACGTCCGCCGGGAGGAGGAAGAAAAGGTCGCAACTGATAAGCTTGCGGCAGTCAAAGCTGCTAATGTTGAGACAGAGAGAATCTGTGTCGCCATTGAGGTTGTCAAGACCATCATGAGAATCCAATCTATCGGAGTTGTTCGAGATGGCACTTTTGGGCGCCAGATTGCCAACAAGTTCAGATGGGTTTGCAATTCTGTTAAGATAGATTATACTGAACATATGGATGTCATGGATGATATCATTAAGGAACTTTGTGCTGACAATACCAATGAGTACAAGGTTGACCCTATTGGGATGCTCACGTATAATAAGTACGGGCGTTTCATCTATAATCTCTTTGATCAGGTTGTTTCATTACAGACCAGATTGGAGATTTTTGATAAGGGTAAGGAAGTTGTTGGAAATATGGTACCGCATTTGAAAGAAGCTGCTAGCTTTTTGTACAACCAGGCTGTTGAACGCATGCCTAATGCTATGCCTTACTCCCTCCTTGATGGACGTATTGTTTATACCCAGTGTCCAATGGGAATGAACGTTAAACCACCTCTGGCGAGCGACGAAGAGCTCAAGATTAAGATTAATCCCTTCGTTAAGATTCCAGAGTGTGATCCTAAGCCAGTTATGTATCAATGTTTGCCTTTATATCATGGTGCGGATCCTACCGTGCCATGTGCCTGTGGTGATTCACAACTCTCCACTATTAGAGCTCGAGGCTACTATCCAACGGATTTTGATGCTAAGGAAATGGACATCGCGGTCGAGGACTTTATTGCCTGGTTTTTTGTAACAGTCCCGCTCCACATGTGTGGTGCGTTTGAGGTCATGTCAATGGATGAGTACGTCGACACCATGAAGTGGCCTAGATCGCGAAAAGCTGAAGCGCGTGAATTGATACCTCTTATTGAAGAGATGATGTTGGAGGTCTGGATGGGATCTAGTACCTTCATCAAAACGGAATGCTTGCATGGTAAAATAGAATTTACTGCACGTCTGATTCACGCCAAGGAACTCGTTTTTCATTTGCTATTAGGTCCAATCACTAAGAGTGTTTATGGATGGCTGAAGTCTGCGATGGGATCGTGTGACTCGGACTATGTTTGTGGAGCAATGATGACGGGAGATCAGCACGGAGAGTGGTTTGCTCAGAGAAGCGGACGAGGTCGTATTCAGTGTACTGATGGTTCGTGGTATGATGCCACTCATAAGAGGCCTTATTGGAAGATGGCTACTAGAATCATAACTGAAATTGGCGTACAGATGGACCCCATGCAGGAGGATGCGAATTCAAGAAGAATCCGCCTCCAGGGAGCTTTCGCTAATGAATTCATTACCTTTTGTTTTCCAGATGGGGATCACTGCCCTCTTGGAGCTGGAGACAACATTACTTCTCTTTTTAACACAATATCATCAGCCTGTGATAGTGTGTATATTTTTGGCGCGAACAACATCATGGCCATGAGTACGTGTGGTGATGACACTTTTGTTATCGTCAGGGACTATGTTCCTGAGCATGTTGTTGAGAGCCGTGGTGCCACCTTGGGTAGGATGATGAAACTTGAGGATGGTGAAGTGTACTTGAAGTGCATGTTCGTCCCCTATGGCGACACTTACTTATTAAGCGAGATGCCGGGACGTGCTTTCAACACTATTGGTCTTATCAGCGCCAGGTTTTCGGCGCGAGATCGTGATCCTATTACTCGTGGTATACTAATGGGATACACTAAGACCGCTAACCACATTCCTCTTTTGTCAACCTATGCGGAAACTATGTTGGCTAAGATGAAGAACGGCCGCGTTAAGAACCTTGAGGACAATTACCAATGGTGGGATTATGATAGGGTCTATGAAAAAACTGCCGACATGTATGAATTTTATGCCAATAGATATGAAGTTACTGTCGAAGACCTTAAGGACTGTGAGTCCTACATCGCCACCTTGGGTCCCAAGGATGTCAGCATGGATCACTGGGTCTTGGACCGAGTTTGTCATGTTGACGATAATACTAAGGAGCATCCCGTGTTCCAAGGAAATGCTCCTTGGTTTTATGCTCTGCCATCCCGAGCCCCGAAGTTTGAACGTCAGAATGCTTATCTTTGCTATTCACTTGTTTCGTGGGTTTGGGCTCTCACCATCGGTCCTTTTGTTGAAGAATATGTCAAATTGTTCTTCCCTTTCTATATTTTCGGCTTTCTCATATCTTTCCATGAATATCGTGATCACATGGAAAGATCAAGAAGGGAGGCAGCAGAGAAATACGATGGTGGTCCTGCTGGACTTCAGCTGCCCAACAAGTGGTTGGTCCTATTAGACAGGTTTGGCATGCACTTTCTTTTCTTTTTTAGTGCCTGGTATTTGACGGACAATATCATCCTTCGTTGGTTGATAGCATCTATGAACCACTGGGTCATCAATTTAATGTGCTTGATGGGGGTAGGACCCACCGTCTTGATCAGCTCTCTCTTTGGCTATGGCAACTTTAGCAGGAAAGAGTTTTTGGCTGCTTGTACCTTTGGGATAGGTATAGCTTTTTGGATTCAGCCTTTATTGATGATACTCGGTGTAATAACATTGGTTTTCACTACAATATTTTCCAATGTTTTCGATCATCTCCTCGGACAGTATGTCTGCCTGCCCTGTTTTAGCTGTTGGCTTGGCATTCATTGTGTAAGGAATTGTTCTTCAAAGAAGAAGGACGAGGAGCAAAGCACCGTAGAGGTGCTCGATGTTGATCTGGGGGTGAAGCTGTCCCCCAATCCTGAGGATGACGATGGTGTTTCCAGAGTCATGCGCATCCTTAGGAAAAAGAATATCGGGAGAAATGTTATTTCTTCCCTCGCTGATTTAGGTGAGATTGACGACTTGGCTAACGACCTAGGCGCCACTGAAGTTCATACAGACTGTTAAGAAAAATCAAATGCGCGTTAGGGTGGCTCGCCAGAAGAAAGCTCCCGCACAAATTATGGTTGTGCGACAAAATAACCAAAAGAAAAATCCGAAAAAACAAAATAAAAATAGATACGAAATGTCAAGACAGGTCTCACAGCTTGGTTTTAATGAAAAGAAGTATCTCTTGGCTCTTACCAATCCATTTCACGAGGATTGTGTTGGGGTCAAATCCCCAGACGACTATTCCTTCCCAACTGCCACTGCCGTCTGCAGGGACCAAACAACATATTCTAGAGCAAGTAGTGAATTTAATGCGGCAGCATTTTTTCCTACACTGGGTGAAATTGTTCTAAATCCAGCTACTGTTAATAATGCCACCAGTGCCATTGCCTGGAATGCTGGCTCTACCGTTACTAGCGGCGACTATAACGGGTTAGCTTCTGTAGCAGAAATGTACAGAATTGTAGCTTGGGGTCTCCGTATTTCTGTTGTGTCTGCAGCTAGCAGCACAACGGGACAAATCTGTCTTTCACATGTTCCTGTTGACGTTGTTTCTCACGCCGATGGATGGAACTTTTTTCCGGCTACTTTTGCGGAAAACGTGGAGTACCCTATTTCCGCACTTTTTGGAGCCTACGAACTACTTGAGACGCCTCTCGTAGTTCCCGGCAGAATGGTCGACGCCGGAGTCCACAGATTCCGTGATGTCGCTTTTCCTGTCGCTGGGCCTGCCAGTCTAGAAACATCTTTTGGCTGGGCAGCTATTGTTGCCACGTCTGACAGTGGGGTAGCCTCCACTGATCAGACGTACAACATTGAGTCCATCATACATATTGAATATATACCCAAGGGTCTCAACTCTTTCTCATCTAACGGATCACCTAGTCCGTATCATATGAGATCTCTTCAGAGTGGAGTCATGGTCCAACAGGCGCTTCCTGTTGGTTATATTGAAAATCTCACCGGGATTTCGGGTGAGGCTTGGCTCAGCAAGATAATGACTGCTGGAGCATCAATAGCTGACGCTTACGTTAAGACTGATTCGTACGCGGGCATGGGCCAGATGCTATTGGACAATATCCTTGGTAGGCGAAGAAAACCCTCCAAGTCCCTCATTACCGCCGGTATTGATGCTTACATGGACTTGGATTAGGCTGCGGCCGTGTCTTTGTGGGAGTACTCTTAGG